CGCAAAGAAGCAGAAAAACTTGCAAGGTTGAGCGAAGCAGAAAGAACAAAAGTTTTAGAAGAAAAGCGAGAAAAAGAACTTGCTGAAAGAGAAAGAAAGATTTATAGGCAGGAACTTGAAATTGCTTCATCTAAAATTCTTGCGGAAAGAAAATTGCCAGTTCAGTTTGCAAAACTATTCTTAGGTGAAAATGCTGAAGAAACAAATCAGAATATTCTTACATTTGAAAAAGAGTGGCATAAGGAGATTGAAGCACAAGTCAATGAGCGATTGAAAGGTGTTATACCTAAATCAACCCAGCCTGGCGATAAGAAATTATCAATGAATGACCTTATTAGGGGACAAATCAGAAGATAATATAATTTAAGGAGGACTAAAACATGAGTTTAGTAGCAGGAGATTATGCAACAGGCACATATATGACAACAGAATATGATGCATGGCCGTTAATACCAGAAGAGGTATCTAACGACATTATGGAAGGGATAGTTGAGGGTTCAGCGGCTTTGAATTTCTTTAACCGCTTACCAAACATGGGCAAGAACCCAAAGAATGCCTATATTAGCGTCATTAGGTGACGCCGACTTTGTAGGAAATAAGACAAGTGACAGCCTTGTAACAGGAGCAGACCAGCAGGTTGATGATGAAAGATTTGCCGCACTTAGCGGAAGTCCTTATGGTTCAGCAGATGTTGGTGTTATGCCTGAAGAAGGAATACCAGGATTGAAACAGACACATCAGATGCAATGGGAAAATGTATTTATAGTTGCTGAACCAATAGCAATTATACTTCCAGTACCAGAGGATGTGCTTGATGATGTTTCATATGACCTTTGGGGTGCAATGCGTCCAAGAATAATTGAAGCATTCCATGCAAAAATTGACAAGGCTATAATTTGGGGACAGAACAGACCAGTAACATGGCCGACAGGTATTGTACCAACAGCAATAGCAAGAGGACAAGTTGTTAAAGAAGGTACTGGTGTAGACTTAGCAGAAGATATTTCAAATCTAATGGGAATACTTGAGGAACAGGCCTTTGACCCATCAGGGTTTATGGCGGCACCTGGGCTTAAAGCAAGTCTTAGAAATCTTAGAGACACCACAAATGCTCCTATATTTACACCAGGGTTTGGAAAAGCACCTGATGCAATTTATGGACTTGGCGTAAATTACATTAAAAACAACACCTTCTACACTAACACCTCAAGGCTGATAACAGGTAAGATGGATGAGGCTAAGTATGCAATAAGAAAAGACATAAGTTGGAAACTGTTTGACCAGGGTGTTATAACTGATGAAAATGGTAAAGTTGTAATGAACCTTATGCAACAGGATATGAAAGCAATGAGGGTTGTTATGAGAATGGGCTGGGCAGTTCCTAATCCAATTCATGCACTTAGACCAGGCAGAGCAGGTTATCCTTTCGCAGTTCTCACCAAATGAGAAAACTAATTAAACTTTGGTGGAGATGGGTTTTAGATACCCACTCCATCAAATTATTAGTAATGGATTGTGATGGCACTTTGACAGATGGAGATGTCAGGAACAGAAAATTTAATGTTAAAGATGGATATGGCTTAAAAAATCTTAACATTGAAAAAGCAATAATAACTATGTATGATGATGAAGCATTAAGGGACTTTGCAGAAAGAACTGATATAAGGCATATAGGCATAGGTTATGAGGATAAACTTATTGCATTAAATGAACTTATGTTAAAGTACAAAGTAACTTATAACGAGATATGTTATATAGGAGATGATTTGAATGATTTATCTTGTATAGAAAAAGTAGGGATTGGGGTAGCAGTAAGAGATGCTGTATTACAGTTAAGGAGAAAAGCGGATTATGTAACAAGAAAAAAAGGTGGAGCAGGTGCTATAAGGGAAGTAACAGAATTACTAAAGGAGTAATGAAATGAAGATTAAGATGATACAAAATACATTTACAGTTGATTTAGGTTATTTAGCAATAGGAAAATCGTATGAGGTAAAAGATGATATTGCGGAAAGATGGATTAAAAATAAAATTGCAATATCAGACTCGGAGGTAATTAATCCTGAAGTGAAATCAAAGCAAGAGGACACCAAAAGACAAGAGATTAAAGCAGAACCAATTACCAAAGATGAGATTAAAAAAGAAATCATTAGCGAAGAACAAGAAGATAAGATAGATTTAAATAAATTAAAAAAAGCAGAATTAGTAGCGATTGCAAAAGAAATAGGAATTGAAGATGCTGAAAAATGCAATAAGGCAGAATTGATAAAACTGTTGGAGGACTAATATGAGTGATGAAGAAATAAAAGTATATCTGTTAGAATGGGTTAATGCTTATTGTGTTCAATCATTTGAGGAACCATTGCCTGGAGCAATAAAGTTGTTTATTGAAAAAGGTACAGAATACTTAAAAAACAAAGCAGGTATAACTTCTGAATCTTTAGGCGATTATTCAATATCAGGTGTTCAGGATTTTCCAATATCATTACAAAAACTGCTTGTACCATATAGAAAGTTAAGGGTGTTATAATGATAGAAAATATTTCAAGATTTTATAAACCAGGTATAACAGTTTACAGAAAAACCTCTACACAAAACGATATAGGGGATTATGTAAATGAATGGAATGAACATCTTGAAATTGAAGGAGTCATAAGACCTCTAACAAGTAATGAAGCCATGCTGAACAACAAGAATACTGATGTGGTAAAATATATACTTTATTGTGCTGTTGCAGATATTACAGAACTTGATGAAATAGAAGATATAAATGGTACAAGGTATAGAATTATAGGAAAGCCAATAAATCCAATGAACTTTGATAACCATTTTCAAATTCCATTAGAAAGGATGGTGTAGCATGAGTGATAATAATTTAGTATATGAATCAAATCTTACAAAGTGTCAATCAGCCATCGAGGAAGCAACAGAAAATGGTTTAGAGGCGTTGGCATTATATATTCGTGACCAAGCGGTAAGGAACATAACTTCAACTCATTTAGTAGATACTGGCAATTTAAGAAGTAGTGTTAATTATAGAGTGGACGCACCAAATAAAACAGCATCAGTTGGAACAAATGTAGAATATGCGATATATACAGAATTTGGAACAGGGATATATGCTGAAAACGGTTTAGGAAGAAAAACACCTTGGTTCTATACTGATAGCAAAGGTGTAACACATATGACAAGAGGTATGAAACCAAGAAGATGGCTTAGAGATGCTTTTGAAAGAAATCATGAGCAAATGAACAAAGTATATATGATTGCATACAACGATAAATTAAAATAAGGAGGGATAAAAGATGCTTGAACTTAGAAAAGAATATCAAAAATTATTAAAAGAAGTTCACCCTGTTGTATATTATGAAGATGCACAGCAAGACATAACATATCCCTATCTTACATATAACATCAATATATCGGAAGATGATGGTGAGGCATTAACAAGTTTAATCATTACAGTTGAAGGATTTGATAAAACTTCTGACAGCACAGTAATTGAAACACTTATGGAAAATGTAAAAAAGAAGTTAAATAAGGCGGTCGTGATTAGTGAATATGATGGTAAACCGATTACAATAATAACCTATTTTGAGAATCAATACCCACTTGACATCATTAATCCTGAAATAAAAAGAAGAAGCCAAACATATTTAGGAAGAAAATACGGAGGTAATTAAAATGAGTTTGACACAGGCACAGATAGAAAATATACAAATCGACCACGGTATTGTATATTTAGATTATGGGTTAGCAACTGAAAGAAGGTTAGCACCTACAAAAGGTGGTGGTACATTTTCAGTTCAGAAGAACATAAGGGACATTGAATATGATGGAAGAAAAGGAAAAACAAAAGGGGCTCAGGTTGTTGATGAGATAAACTGTATGTTGACAGTACCACTCATGGACACAAGCATGGAGAATCTTGCATTTGCTATGCCTTATCTTGATTTTGATAATACTACAATAAAAGCAAAATCAACTGATTTGGGATTAATCCAGTCTGGTTCATATGCAACAAATATAACCTTATTTGCTAAGGTTGTCGGAGGCGGGTATAAAAAGATTCAGGTAAACAATCCAATGACTGAAAATGATTTTTCAATTGTAGCGGCGCCAAAAACAGAGGGAGTAATATCATTAGAAGTTAATGGACATTGGGATGCTACTGATGATGCTGTTAATTTATTTGAAGTTGAGGATATAGCATCAATATCAGATGACACCGACCCTCCAACTTGTACAACAGTACCAACAGATACAACAACTAATGTAGCAATATCTGTTGCACCAACAGCAACATTTAATGAAGCAATAATAGAAAGTGATGCTAATGTTGATAATGTTACATTAATTAAAGTATCAGATGGAACAGATGTAGCAGGTGCAGTATCATATGCACCATCTACAAAGACATTGACATTTACACCTACATCAAATTTGGCAAACAATACAGCCTATATTTTAATGATAGCAAATATCAGAGATATAGCAGGAAACAAAATGGTAAAGAAACTTGTAAACTTTACA